AGAGCTTCTGCAAACAATCCACAAGGTGGAAGAAGCTCTGGTGCAAATCAAGCTGGTTTTGCTGGACAGGCAAATACAGGTGGTGGTGGCGGAGGCAGCGGCTCGTGTCGTGCTTTTCAAGGTACGGCCACTAATGGTGGTGCTGGTGGATCTGGCGTAGTAATCATAAGGTATTTATTTAAATAACATGGCACACTTTGCAAAAATATCTGAGGAAAACGTAGTGTTACAGGTTTTAACACTTGCAGACAAAGATTGTCAAAATGCAGAAGGTGTTGAAACAGAGTCTGTTGGACAAGCTTATTTAGAAACACATAACAACTGGCCTGCAAATTTATGGATTCAAACATCTTACAACACGCAAGCTAATCAACATTTATTAGACGGAACACCTTTTAGAGGTAATTATGCCGCTATTGGTGGAACATGGGATTCTGAAAACAATATATTTTGGCATAAAAAACCTTACTCAAGTTGGGTAAAAAACACAACAACAGCGAGTTGGGATTCTCCAGTGGGAGCTGCTCCAAATATATCATCAGAGCAACGTTCTCAAAATGAAGCAGGCACAAATTTATGGAATGCTCAGTGGAATGAAGAAACAACATCTTGGGAGATTGTCGATTTATTAGTTTAAAAATTTTAGAAAGTGATACACAAAACAATATTAACTGATAACAATTTATATAGTGGTATAGTTAAAATGCCAAAAAGTTTTGAAATTAATCCTTTTGAATTAAAAGGAGTTATTTTAGAATCTGAAAAGAATAATATGCCAATTAAAAATTGTAAAAGTTTGTTTAGATTAAATACATATATTATAGATTTTTTAAGAGTTAAACATAATTTAAATTTAACAAATAAAGAATTTTTAGGTAACTATTATAAGCCACAAGAAATTACTAAAAATATATTACAAATAAATCACTCAGAAATTTTAGATAATCCAAGTCATGTTATGCTGTATGGCATACAAGCCGTAGATTGTTTTGTTAGAATTCACTATCAAGATTTAAGATCTGCACCAATGTTTTTAGACACACAACTAAAAAATAACGAGTTTATTTTTTTTCCTGCAAATTTACAGTATCAAATATCTAATATGCAAACACGTGAACATAATTTTATTCAAACTATAACTTATAACATTTTTAATAATGGTGGTTAAAACTTTAAATAATATTTTACCAAAAAACATTAATAAAGCTATTATTACATATTTAGTTAATGAGTGTTCTTGGTGTGTAGCTAGAGACGCTAATAAATCTTGTCATGATACGTTAATAAATTTAAAGTCTTATTTGGGTTTTACCATAGATACTATGGACGTTAAACATCATGAGTATTTAAATATTTATGCAAATATTATAATTGAAAAAGTAAAAGAAGTTTTTAACATAAATAAAAAACACTCAAGACTCATGTGGAATATGTATTATATTGGACATAATGGTTTGCCACATATAGATGATCAAGATCCTAGTTCTATTTCAATAATTTATAATTTAAATACAACTGATGGTGGCACAAAAATTAATAAAAAATTTTATCCTGATTTAGAAGGACAAGCAAAAATTTTTTCAAGTAACGTAAAGCATGTTGGATTTGGACCTAAAAAAGATATTGCTCGTTTTAATCTAAACGTTGTATTAAAAACTTGACATTAAATTATTTTTTTATTATAAAAAATAAGAATTTATAAAGATAAAATTAAATGAATTTAACTAATTATTATTGGTATTTTAAATCTGCTCTAACACCTAGATTTTGTGACGAAGTTATTAAATATGCTAAATTACAAAAAGAATTAATAGCGAGAACAGGTGGCTTTGATAAAGAAAAACTATCTAAAAAAGATGTATATGATTTAAAAAAGAAAAGAAATTCAAATATTGTTTGGTTGGATGAAAAATGGATTTATAAAGAAATACAACCTTTTGTACATCAAGCCAACAAAAATGCTGATTGGAATTTTAAATGGGACCATTCAGAACAATGTCAGTTTACAAAATATAAATTAAATCAATATTACGATTGGCATTGTGATAGTTGGAATAAACCTTATAAAAGAGATAATGTAAATCATCCAGAGCACGGCAAAATTAGAAAACTATCTATGACCTGTCAGTTAACAGATGGTTCAGAGTATAGTGGTGGAGAATTAGAGTTTGATTTTAGAAATTATTCTCCAAATATGAGAGATGAATCAAAGCATAGAATACAATGTAAAGAAATATTACCTAAAGGATCGATCGTTGTTTTTCCATCTTTTTTGTGGCATAGAGTTAAACCAGTAACATCAGGCACAAGATATAGTCTTGTGGTGTGGAATTTAGGATACCCATTTGTATGACATATATTGTTAGATTTCCAACTATAATTTGGTCTGAGAATAAGAAAGAGTTTGTAAATTCTTCAAACAAAGCTTCAAATAAATATATTCAACAAGCTAGAAATACACCCGAAGCAAAAGAATGGATAAAAAAAAATAAAGATTTTGGACGTTCTTATCACTCAGTAAGTTTATTACACGACAATAATTTTTTAGATTTGAGAAATTATGTTGGAGAAAAAGCTTTAGAGATAATGAATGAAAGTGGTTATGATATGTCTCTTTATAAATTATTGTTTACTGAAATGTGGGTTCAAGAATTTTCTAAAAAAGGTGGAGGACATCACAATGCGCACGTACACTGGAATCAACATGTTTCAGGTTTTTATTTTTTAAAAGCTTCTGATAAAACATCTCATCCTGTTTTTCACGATCCTAGAACAGGTGCGAGAGCAACCACTTTACATATGAAAAAAAATTTAGAGGGTGTTTGGGCAGGACACGATACTTTTTATGTTAAAGTAAAACCAGGGGATTTAATATTGTTTCCAGGTTATGTCCAACATGAATTTTCCGTAGATCACGGAAAAGAACCTTTTAGGTTTATACATTTTAATCTTCAAGCAGTTCCAGATTCAGTAGTAAAAAATGAACTTTAAAAAAAATAAATACTGTATTATTAAAAACGCAGTTTCAAAAGAAATTGCAACTTTGTTATACAATTATTTTTTAGTTAGAAAAAAAACATACGATACTATGAAAGAGTATCGATATATATCTCCTTTTGAAAGAGGTTTTGGATATTATGAAACACAGGAAGAACAAATTCCAAATACTTTTGCAACTTATGGAGATGTTTTGTTTGATGTTTTAATGTTAAAGATACAACCTATTATGGAAAGGTCAACAAAATTAAAATTACAACCTGCTTATACTTATGCAAGAATTTATAAAAAAGGTGATGAATTAAAAAGACATAAAGACAGATTCTCTTGTGAGATATCAACCACAATGAATCTTGGTGGTGATGATTGGCCTATATATCTAGAACCATCTGGAGAAGTTGGTAAGAAAGGTGTTAGAGTAGATTTAAAACCAGGAGATATGCTGGTTTATTCTGGCTGCGAGCTAGAGCATTGGAGAGAAAAATTTAAAGGCAAAGAATGCGTACAGGTTTTTCTGCATTATAACAATCGTAAGACACCTGGAGCGAAAGACAACATGTTCGACAAACGTCCACATTTAGGTCTTCCTTCCTGGTTCAAACGATGATATAATCCTTAGATGGAGGCACGGCACCACCACATACCCCGTGTCTCCTTTTAAGGAATTTTATGAGTTTAGGATTTGACGCAATATCAGCATTACCTTTTGCTACATCGGGACCAGACGGTGATGTAGCTGTAGTCGTAACAGGCAATAGTTTATCTATCACGATCGGTAGTGTGGGTGTTATCGCAGATGCAGTCACAGAAGAAGCTGATCCAAATAGACTCGCATTAGGCACAGGAACATTAACAATCACTGCTGATGCCAATCATACGGTCACAGGAAATGCCGTATCTTTGGGATTAGGTGCATTTACTATTAATATAGATACCAATGTAACCCCTTCCGGAAACTCGTTGACCTTGGCTACAGGTAATGTTACAATAACTGCTGACGCAAATATAAGTCCTACAGGTTCAGGTCTAACACTAGACACAGTAGAACCAGGGGTTATTACGTGGAATGATATAATACCAGGAGCAACAATGGTTTGGACACCAATAAAACCGTACTAATATGGCATCAACATTTTCATCAGATTTATCATTAGAACTTGTAGCAACAGGTGAGAAAGCCGGTCTATGGGGCACAATCACAAATACTAATTTACAATTATTACAGACAGCGGTATCAGGTTATACAGAGGTCACTCTAAGTTCTGGTAATGAAACATTAGATCTATCAGACGGATCGGCGACCGCGAATGGTAAGAATCTTTACATCAAACTTATTGGTACTTTATCAGGAGATGCAACCCTAACAATGCCAGCATCCACAACAGGTGGTAATGCTAACAGGGTTTTCTTTGTAGAGGATGGAACTACCAGAGGTGGTGCTGGAGATAGCCATACTATAAAATTATTAACAGCAGGTCAGAGTGCATCCACACAGGTGCCTTTGCCAGAGGGTGCAAAAGTTTTGGTTTACTCTAGAGGTAGTGTTCCAGCCACAACTCTAGCTATGATGGAAAAAGGATTTACAGAAGTAACTGCAGCTAGCAAAACAACATATACGGCAGTAGCCGGAGATCAGATTGGTGTAGACACGGTCGCAAATATTGTGACAATCACATTACCAGCCTCACCTGCACAGGGTGATGAGGTGACGATAATGGATGTATCCGCATCAAATGGTTTTGGAACTAATAAATGTGTGGTTGCAAGAAACGGATCTAATATTCAAGGTGGCACATCTGATCTAGACTTAACTGCTAACAATCAATGTGTTACATTAATTTTCACAACTGCTACAAAAGGCTGGCAAATAAAAACCAATAGCACATCATAGGAGTAAAACATGCCGCTTACTCAAATCAAGTTTGCTCCG